GGGATGAAGTCCAGGAGAGTGTTGATGCGCTTGCCCATCTCGATCAAGCTGTACTTGAGCATTGATGCTGATGTCTTATCCATAGTGAGTATGAGTTAGAAATCGAACAGATGACTGAAAACTTGTATGAACACTGGCCTGGCAGTACAGGCGTACTACTCATGTGCTTATTGATTCTCATTTGCAGTCACTATTGAGAATCCAGGCCAAATCAGGTCCGATCAGGCACACCAGTAGATCTACAATCTACCGATGGCCTGCCCAGATCCCTTGCGCCGCAGTCGTTCTCATGCGTTCGCAATAAGGCCCCCCTGCCACCCTCAGATCGAAGGGGGTAGTACGGGGGTATTAGTTTCGCCGCCTATAAGCGTATAGGTAACGGAAATTTTTGTCATTTTTTGAGGGAGTCCACTGCAGCCATCACTGTCGGCAGCGCTTTATGCAGCTCTTTCCGACACAGCTTTGCAATGTCCTGATGCTCTTTCTGCGTCCCATTGCCACATCGAAGCTGGACATAGTGGACCCAGGACCTCACAGAGCCCGCCATATAGAGCCTAGAAGGCGTGCAGAGGGGCAATACATCCCTCGCGCACTCTTTGGCTACACCAGCCCCCAACATCTCCTTGTAGAGGCGTTCAGAGCTGTCAAAGAGGTATTTAGCTCTGATACTGAACTCAGCCTTAGTCGCATCATCCAGATCATCGATGCTGTTCTGCCTGTTCTTGGTGTCTTGTCGCCTCAACGCGGGAGGTTTAGCGAACTCAATAGCAGACACATCGGCATACCGCTGAGAAAACTCTTGGAAGCTGAACGATCTATGTCTGAGGATCTGAGCACCAATAGCTCTAGTGGTCTCAATAGACATCACCACATGAGCCATCTCTAGGGGAGACCAGTGTTGATGCTTGATCAAGTATCTAATTAGTTTCTCATTGTCGGGGTTGTTCTGATTCTTTGGATTAGACACCCGAGCACAGTAAGCAATTAGTTGCTCTGCATTAGGAGTAACACTAATTAGTTGTACAGGACTATGATTAGTAATAGTAGTAGACACTAATAGTAATAACGGTTATAGCGTTTAGTAGTATTAGATAGTAATAACTATAAAGGGGTATAGAGGTATCCCCTTCACTAGCAATTTAGACGTTAGGGTAAAAACTACCCCCCTATAGTCCCCCCACGGAGGGAAGATACAGGGCTTCACTGAGCGAATTTGAGAGAGGTTAGAGCAAACTAGGGAACTACCAAAACCCTGAATGCTTGGGGGTGCCGGGAGTTGTGAATCCCCCTGATGAAACGAGGGGGAAACTCACCGCATGTGATTAAAAATCCACACAGAGAGGCACCACTCTCTCTGCTTACATGCGCCCAATAAATTTACCAGTCCCAAACCCTAGTCGTACCAAGGTGTTTCAGCGATTGGAAGGATCTGCCCAAAACAAGGGCATCTGTGGCCTCATGGGGGTGCTCTTCAAAGGCTTGGACCATGGCTTGCCACTCCAGGTTTTTACGCATCGCCTGGGCCTTGTGAGCGCTCTGAGCGATGGCATCGACGAACCATTGCACTCCCATCGCCAAGGCATCGATACGGTCGTCATGGCGTAGGGAATTCCTGTCTCTAGTCAGACGGGACCACTGCGATCCGAGCATGTACTCCAGACGCTTTTCAGGCGGCTCATGAGGGTTAGAGGCGTAGTCCCACTCCCAGACCTTGGGGTCCATGATCAGCTTGTGCTGATTCAGCACGGGCTCCAGGGTGTCGATGATGCGCTCTTCCTTGCGGACTGTGGAACGGATCTCCTCCGTAACCACGGACGCCTGCTGCTGTGTGATGTGTCTTTTGAACAGCTCGCAGATCATGCCGTCTCCGAAGTTGCTTTCTACGAGCAAACGGGACGCGCCATAGCGCTTCGCCATACGGACGATGGAGCTAAGGGTTTCATCGCTATAGCCATCACGGAACGCCTTCATGTCACGGACAAAGATGTATCCGTTGGCTTGGGAGATGACACAGGCAACTGTCTCGTCGCTACCGCGTCCAGACGGGTCACAGGCAATGACGGTCTCCGTGTACTCACACATCCCCTCATCGATGTACATGGGGGCGTAGAAGCGGTCTCCGGGCAGTCCTACGGGGTTCAGGTCCTTGATCATGTAGCGCGGGTCTGAAGACCATGCGTAGCGCTCTGCGCACTCGTTACCGAGCGGGGTGACGATCAGATCAGCAAACTTGAGAGGGAACCGCTCAGCGTCACTGAGGGAGGTGTCTAGCTGGAACTGCAACATGAAGTTCGAGCGTCCCATTGAGGACTCTCGTTCTTGCAGATCTAGTTCTCCAAATCGGGAGTCGGTGGGTGACCATTCCTCCACTCCCTGCTCAAGGTCTTCCACAAGTTGGGGCGCAAGTAGTCCTTCGTATTGACCGATGTCTTTCGGATAGCGTGCGGGCCATACAAACGGACGGTAGTTACGCTCGGCCAACTTTCGATAAACGGTAAACACCGACTGCGGTGTCCCAAGAAAGCATATTCTGGAATCATCTCTAGGAGTAAGGATAGATTCAGCTTCAGTAATTAGCTGCAAAAGTTTTTCCCTTTGCATATCTGTAGCCGAGTTATTTGGAACCTCAACGTCATCGTAGATGAGCAGATCGGCACGAGCCCCAGTCAGCTGAGACGTTACACCTGCTGAGCGGCATGAGGGGGCCTGATGAGGTTTAGCGGGACCAACATCGAAAGAGATCCTTGACCATCTCTGATCGTCCGAGTTCGGTGCGAGATGGTTTAACCAACTTATGTCGATTATCAGCTTCTGACAAAAGATCGAGAAGTTGTCTGCACGCTCTTTGCTTGCAGAGATCACCATGATCTTTTTGTCCGGGTCTAGGTACAGGGTCCATAAAACAAAGGCAGCAGTAATCCATGACTTGCCCACGCCCCTGAACGCCGAGATTTGCAAGCGCTTAGGACCGTGTTGCAGGTACTCAGCAATACAGAGCTGAGCGCGTGTGGGTTTCGGCAGGTCTAGCTCTCGCCAGACAAGGGTGAGGAAGACGCGGAAGTCCGTCTGGATCTTCTGCTGTAGTTCTTTGACATCCATAAAAAAGGGTGGGGCGAAATGCCCCACTTGATCATTTCTTCTTTTTTTTCTTTTTAGGAAAACCAGCCTTCATGTTGGCGTAAGACTTAGCACTAATAGTGCTGTTCTTTTTGCTACGCGAAGTGCCAGCCTTCTTACGCTTGTTAATGTTGCGGTAGAGGCTCATTTTTTCTTCTTAGGGGGGCGGCCCTTTTTAGAGCCGTAAGTGCCTTTTCCTTGTGGCATAACTATCAAGCCAGGGAAGCAACGCCGAAGCCGGTGCCAGAGCCCACACGGGCGTTCTGCTTAGCTTCGATCAGGCCGATCAGTTGCTTGACGGTGTAGTTGGCGTTGGGGGTTGCCACGGTGTCGCCTTCGGCATAGCCGTAAGGGACGGTACGCTTAACGCCATTCAGATAGGCGGTAGAAGTAATCGTTTCTGCAGTCATGATGCAATAGATAAAACAGTGTCCATGAACTCATCTACCTGCATGGATCCTTTCGCAAGATTGCAGGAGCGACACGCGGTCACGCAGTTAGACGAGGTAGTGCCTCCCCCTTTGCATTGGGGGACGACGTGATCGATTGTTAGATCGTCTTTGCTTCCGCAATAGACGCATGTGTACCCATCCCTTCTTTTAATTTCTTCTCTCCACATACGTTTGGCATCGCCTGATCGAAAGGTGAGAAGTTCGTGCATGAGGCTTCGGGGGGTACGTTCCATCGGTGGCTCATAGAAGGGAATTACTTTTTGGTTGATCGACCGTTCTTGCCATTACGGCCACGGTTCTTAGTTCGGTTTTCTGTCGTCAGCCGTCCAGACTTGGTGTGGGAAATGTCCTTCCCTCCTTTGCCAGCAATGCCTCTGCGCTTGCGTTCAGCCCAACGCTTGGCACCTTCTGCGTTCAGTCGGCGTTTCTTTGGGCCATCAGGAGCGAGCGAACCCTTCTCGCGTTTGCGATACTCGCGGTCATACGCTCGCTTCTTAGCGGCAGATTTACTGTTGGATGCGTAGTGACGGCTGGATTTACTTGATCCAGCGTGTGCCATTACAGGTGGTTCTGAACGTCGTCAAAAGTCAGCTCGGGGATGAGACCGGCCAGGCCTGCCAGGGGGCTGCCCTCGGCGGCGACACCAGTCACATTGTTCTTCGACAGCCAGTCGGCTGCGGCTTTGAGGTCAGACGTAGTAGCGGTGCCGGACTTGATACGAGTGATTAACTCAGTCGTAAGCAGTCCATGCAGCTCATCAAAAGCGTCTTCGTTAGCTCTAGACATATCAGTAAGCCTTAATTAGTCTCAGGAATTTGTACAGTAGAAACACCAGACACAGCAACAATAGGAACGATGTCATTACA